CGCGCCTTTCCCTGTCCACCGTCAGTAAATAAGACGGAAAACTAAACCTTAGCTAGGTTTAGAAACCCACGACTGACAAGTCATGGGGGTAAGAGTAATCCTCTCCTGCAGGCGACAGTAACTGAAGCCTGCGTCAAGAGGGTCTCGAATCTCCATGGGGATGGGGACCCATGGATTCCGTATGCGATATAGCATTGCTGCATATGCCGCAGACGGGTCCTGCCAGTAGCGTTTCACTGGCACTCTCCTGAGACGGTAGAACCATGATCCTTCCCACCCTCGGTTCAAGGAACCTGAGGTGAGGGGGTCTGGGTCTCCGAAGAGCCCTCCGTCCTCGGGGCCTCCAAAAGGTACACGTACCCGTTGGAGATCCCTTGGTAAACGTTTCTCAACGTGGAGGGCAAGCCGGCGATAGAGACCAGAAAGATAGTCAGAATCAGAAAGATCATGACTAGCTCGATGGAATCCGTTAGCCAACGCATAAACCTCGCCAACATCTGTTGGTACCTTCGTCAGAAAGAGAGGACGCACGAGCTGTCCATTGAAATAATCTTTTCCGCAGCTCTCGCGAAAAGGGCCCTCGATGTATGTCTTTTGGACGTTAGTCGAGAAGCCACAGAACGCTAGCACCTCAATGACTCGAGGTGCAATCGTGCTCGGGCAGATTATATCATCTCCGTAGACTTGACAGTTGACTCCTGGTAGGAGCACAACCCCTGCTTCAGTGGCGACGGCATGAACAAGGCTAGCAAAGATTAAGGACTCGAGTTCAAAGGTGAACCCGTTTCCCATCGAGCTAAACTTCTCATAGCGTATCCACTTCCCATCCACGAGGCCGACTTTTGATCGGCATAGGTCCAGCATGCTGAACCACTCAGGAGGGAGCAGTTCTTCAACGAGCTCGCGACACATAGTGTCACTAGCCGATTGAAGGTCTATGGTAGCAAGACTGTTGTCCACCGACCCAAGATAAGCCAGTTGCTGATTAGGCACCTGATTATCAAGGTCGATTCCAGCCCGCTTAAGGCGCTTTCGAATAATCCCTCCCAATCCGAGTTGGAGGAAGGAATTAATCGTCGGTTCCTTACAGCAGGGCCGGTCGGTCAGAGCAGTCTTTGGGACAGAGAAAAACTCATTACCCGGGACTAAGCCTAAGAGGTTTCCCGACGAATCGGCATTCCTCGACTCAGTCCAACAAGGGCTGCTTGCAATCACAGCCAAAGCCACATCACGAATCTCGTGAGTGGAGTCAGGGCAGGTAAGTAGCTTATCGTACTCGGTAATGGCAGTCCCACGGTTCGCTGTGGTGCTTCCAGGCCCGAAACGAGAGCGACTAAGCCACTCTTCAGCATTCGGCCGTAAACCGATAGTATCGCGAATGAATTCCCGGGCGTAGTGGAATACTGCGCCTGAAACGGGACTCCCGGAGGAAATTCGGCGAGACCTTCGGAGTCGTTCGTTAGCTGAAGAGCACTGCACCTCGGATTCCAAGAACTTCTGCACTGCAGCAGCCTTGGGATCTAGCCC